GAGGTGATCAAACTGCTGCTGTACGCGTAGGTAGAGAGTCATGGTTACCCTATTCAGATGGCAATTCTTATATTAGACCCGGAAGACCAGGAAGAGATATAGTTATTGGTGACATCAATACGGCAAACGTCACTGTTGGAAGTGCAAACAATAAAACAACTGTCAAAAACCAACTTTGCATTGATGATGTTTGTATTACCAAAGCAGATCTTTCTAAACTAAAGAGACTTTGATTTTTTTGAAATCTTAATCCAACTTGATTAATATTAACGCGGGTTCGTATGAAAAATGAAAGTACCAAGAGATATGGAGATGTGTTACGACCCACATTTTTTTAGATCCTTTGGCAGCAATCGTTCCACTATTTTTATCATCTAGATGAGTAGAAGGCATGACAATCACAAGCCTATTCATCTTTAGAAGGGATTTCAGAATCATTGATAATCTTGCATTTTCAGCATGTTGTCAAGAAAGCACTCATGTCATTCCTGTTTTCATATTTACACCCGAACAAATTGACCCTAAAAAGAATGCATATTTCAGTCATTCAGCTGTTCAATTCATGTGTGAATCTCTAACAGATCTCAGTAGTACCTTTAAAAAAAACAACAAAACTCTGTATATGTTTCATGATGATAACATCAGAGCTCTAGAATCCATCTACAAGGTTCACAAATTTGATAGAATCTATTTCAACATAGATTATACAATATATGCTATAACACGTGATGCAGAAATTGCTAAATGGTGTGAAAAAAATAAAGTCGAACTCCATTCTGCATCCTATGAAGATTATACCATGTTGCCTTTGAAGGAAGGTCTCGTCGCCCCAGACAAACCCTATACTATTTTGGGACAATTCTATAAACGTTATTTAAAAAACCTTGAAATTCCCAAACCCAATAAGAAACTTCCAGATATTTCAAAGTGTATTACACAACTTTCTTTACCGTCTATGCTTTTGATATCCAATCTTTCCCAATTTTACCAACACAATCCCGATCTTGTCGTTAAAGGTGGAAGAGATGAAGCCCTCAAGCGTCTTAAAATTCTTCCCTCTCTTAAAAACACATATGAAACTCACAGAGATTTTCCATACGAACCTCATCAAACAACTCGAATGTCAGCTTATTTAAAGTTTGGATGCATCTCAATTCGACATATGTATTGGGAATGTGTCAGAGTTTTCAAGACACGTGATCATCCCCTAATTCGCGAGCTGTTCTTCAGGGAGTTTTATACAAAGATATATGCTCTGAAACCAGAACTCCAGAGAACACAAGCATTTCTACCTCAGATTGAAGCAAAGAAAAGCTACCTAAAGCCGGGAAGTGAAGCTTACAAAACCGCATGGACGGCTTGGACTCAAGGTAATACAGGATTTCCTCTTGTAGATGCAGGTATGAGACAACTCATTCACGAGGGGTTCACTCATAATCGGGTAAGAATGGTACAAGGTTCCATTGCGACTCGTGTATTAAATTTGGATTGGAGAGATTGTGCAAGATATTATGCAACTAAACTCGTAGATATATGCCCATATGTCAACATAGCTTCATGGCAATGGTGTGCGGGTGTAGGCGTGGATGCAATGTGGTACAGACCTCCTTTCAATCCTTTTATACAGTCTAAAAAGTTTGATCCAGATTGTATTTACATCAAAAAATATATCCCAGAATTGAGAGATGTTTCACCAAAACATATTCATACATGGTGGAACTCTAAAACAAGAGAGCTTTATCCCGATATTATGTATGGAAAATCTATAAATTTCTACAAAGACAAGTATTGAATATACAAAAAAATTGAAAAGACTATCACAAACTACTTAAAGTGATGTCGATGTTTATCCTGTTAAAGTCTAACGTTAAAATATGCCGCGATCCCGGAGGCATCCCCAACAGCACTTTGTTAACATCCAGGAGGTCCCCAAGGACTCCACAGAAAGACAAAATTATTTCTTGAACAAGGCTTCTCAATTGGCAATCCGATCCAATCTTAATCATCGGCATGGATGTGTAGTAGTGAATGGTCAAACGAATGAGATTATTTCCACAGGATTCAATCATACTTCTGAACATTTGTTTCACAGCTTTTCAATGCATGCAGAGGTAGATGCTCTGAGGAAGATCAAAAAGAATGTGGACCTTACGACAGCAGAGATGTATGTTGTCCGGATAGGTCCAGAGAGTCTTGGAAACCCCTTGAAGTTGTCAAAGCCGTGTGAAGGCTGTGCCAAGTATATTTTGAAGGTGAATATAGGAAAGGTCTATTACTCATGGAGCGATATCGAATATGACCCAAAAAGCATAAACAAGTATAAGTATGATATCCATAAGCTGTAAAAGACATGTTAACTGTTAGTTTTCTCCATGTAGATTAAGGTTGTCTACAATGGAGCAGACAAGATGAAAAATACTATTTTCATAGAAATTGTAGGATATGGCAAAACAAATCCTGTAAAAATTCGTGAAACGTTTTTCAATATGCATAAGAAAGGAGTGAATGTCAATGAATTTCTTTGGAAAGTATAACTTTTGCTTAGAACTCTATATTTTCTAGCACTACAAAGGGCCAAACAAATAGGCTTTTCCAGGTAAACCAATTGGTGCGTATTGTCCGCATGCATATTCCAGAAGCATATCTCTTAATTGATCTGAAGAGTAACAAGTATTCACAAGAGGTTCGATAACCTTTCTGAATTTGCGAATATACTTGATGCGCATGCCTTTGAATATGCTTTCAAAGTCCGAAATCGCCGGCATGAATGTCACTAGGGATTTAAATACATCTACATCTCTATAATCTTCATCATACCATGTTTCCCATAAGTATGCTGGAACTTTCTTCATCATTTTGTTAATATAAACCTTATTCCAACCGATAATACGATAACCTTTTTCAAATATTGTTTTTTTAATATCGTTTACATGTCGTGAGGACATTTTTATATTCACTTGATGATTTTAATCCTCAAGAAATCATATCATCATGAGACGCAGCTGTAGAAGGCTGGATTTGGCATGAAAACGGTTCGCTCAGAGGGCTCTCACAATTGATTGTAAGATCTTCTATAAGAGTTCTATATTTAGCAGCAGAATGATTTTCATATATTTCTAGAGGATTGTCTTGCTCTTTACTTCCAATAATGAGTTTGTTAGGTAGTGTTACCAAGTCACGATGTAGTGGAATATGCGGAATAATATCATAACAATGTTCTATGCCGATGTGATCAATATTGTTCTCAAAAAAAGTAGACATATCTTTATTAATACATCTCGGGGCTCCAAAAGATATGCAGGAGATGTGGTTGTCTTTATGAATGTCCGATAGAAAATAATTAAATATCGATGCTACTGCACCGATAGACCCTCCGGCTGAATGCCCCCCGTAAATAAGATATTTATAGTCTTTTAACATTGGTTTAATAATACGATTAATATCTTTGTGGACACTCATATACTTTTTAAGATAGGCATTATGCATGATGTCATGTTTCTTCTCTGATATAGCCGACGCACTTACAAGAAGATCCCTTACACTCGATGATCCTTTAAATACAACATATAATGATGAGTCATGCAAATTTTGATCAAAACGAGTGATAAAAACATCGACGTTGTTCTTTGAGATGTAATGAGACTTGGGGTTCTTCCATATATATGTTCGAGGGTTCATATATACTTGATTGCTAAGAACAGCGGCTCTATAAATATCTTTGTACTTCATGCATGTTACTTTGTTTTGTAATTGCATATCCATTACCCTACTTGATAATAATTTTTTTGGCAAAAATCACCAATATTGAAACTATTGCAGCTTTAATGATGATTTCTGAATAAGGTATTTTTTCTAGGCTGAAATACTTCTCAAGGAATTTTGTGATAGGAATGAAACTAGTTGTTATATAGACAGCAAAAATGATACTAGCAAGTTTGAAGTCTTCTGTTAGCGCACGCATTATGATATTTGCAACACTGTTTCCGTTATCAGCAGGTGCAATCATAGACTGAGGAGCAGTCCCCGCCGTAGGAGGAGGTATTACTGTAGATACACCACCTGTCCCGCTTCCACCAGCGCTGTTCATCAAGCTATTCAAAAGAGCAGTTGTAGAAGCGTCGAGAACTGGTGGTGCTTGTTGCTGAGCTTGTTGCATTGGAGGTTGCTGTTGTGACGTTTGAGGCGATGATCCACCTCCAGTGAGCTGATTCAGCACTTCTTGAATAGTGGATTCATCATCGGCAGGAATGATGTCTTGTTGTGGAGCACTAATAGAACCTTGGGATGGCAGATGAGACAGAGGTGTTGATTTTGTGTTGTTCATATTTACACTATTATCTAAAGTTTATAAAGCATGACTAGACGCATTACATAAGAACATCAACTGGATCATGATGTTAAAATGCAATCTTCTTCTAAAAATAAAGTGATTTTGGCTACACCCATGTATGGTGGAATGGCTACTTCAGGGTACATAATGAGTATTATGCAATTACAAGATATGATGCGCTATTATGGGATTAACTTCAACTTTGTGTTTCTGACGAGTGAAAGTTTGATCACAAGGGGTAGGAATATTTTATGCAAGAGATTCTTAGAGATGCCAGATGCAACTCATTTATTGTTTATTGATGCAGATATAGAGTTTCAATATATGGATGTTATACGCATGTTAGCCGCTGATAAAGACATTATAGGGTGCCCTTATGCATGCAAGACTATCATGTGGAACAAAATAGCGGAATGTGCCCAATCTGGTGAGAGAGATCCTGAAGTTCTTAAAAGAGCAGGGACACAACTTGTTTATAACAACATGGCAGACCCTTCTGAAAATGAAAATAAAATAAAAGAAGTACTCGAAATCGGTACTGGATTAATGTTAATAAAACGATGTGTTTTAGAACACATGATCTCAGCAGATCCAGACAACTTTTTACTAACTGATTATCCTGCGGACATGTCAAAATCCGACGAAGAAAGAAAGTACCATTGTTTCTTTGATACCTTAAAAGAAGATCATCGTTATCTTTCAGAAGACTATATGTTTTGTAAAAAATGGAGAAGCATGGGTGGGAAAATATATATGTTGACGGATGCACAAACCAAACATTGGGGGATGTATGCTTATGAATGACCGTCACTACATTGCGTAGCAACAGGTGTATATTTGAAGCAATCTTCATCTATTTTATAGTAGTATTTCTTCAAATCGTTTTTATCTGGAGGAGAGACAATCACACAGTCATTTCCTTTACACGCTTGTCGGAATAAAGCAGCCAATCCAAATCCTAGAATGATACTGATAATAATTTGACCGGTAGGATGTTTCAAGAAATCTGTGACCATTTTGACACTTGATGAGAAAAAAAGAGGAGACAAGACACAAACATCATCAATCAACAGGTTGTGGTTTAATTAGGTTTTTATCACGCGGGCACTCCACTTTAGATGCTTCATATTTGAAGCATGAATCGTCGTCGTTATGGTAAACGACCTTTCCCGCATTCTGAGGCGATGGAAATTTAATGACAAGTTCAGGTTTCGGTTTAGTGACATAACAATACAATAATCCGAGTGCAAATGCAATCATAAAATATAAGGGTCGTATTTTAAGCATATTAGATTTTACAGTATCAAAATATAATTAATCCTATACGTATGCAAATTTCTTCGCCGCCTCCTTGAAAATTGGATCATTATCAAGTGGATCATATTCATCTTGCTGATCTTCTTCTGTAGAAGAATCATCTGTTCCAGATGGAGTCTGTGATGAATCAATTGACGATTCATCCTCATCTTGATCTTCTACAACTGCTGCCGAAGATTCTTCTTCATAAAGTCCCCCCATCACCATTTGTGAATATGAATAGTATGCATCAGTATATAGATCACGACGATGAGGCGAAGAGTAACGATTGTAATAATACAGTTTTTCTTGCTCCTCCTTCCAAAAACTCTTCAAAATATCGGTGATAGGTACATACTCTTCATCCTCAACCATATCATATGAAGACACTCTAATCTTACGAAGTGGAACATATGGAGATCGCTCGTCCTCATCATAATGAGCAATGTAAGTTGTTCCCGCCATTTTGAATCCCTGTTTTCGTGTTCTTAACTCTATCTATACAATACTCACTCAACCTTTATATGGTTTTCATTTTTTTTCTGGGGTGAAAAAACTTTGACATAATTCTTCCTTTTTCATCGTTTTATATTTCTTCGGAACTAAAGCTTTAATATCGGGATTGTCATCGATGGCCTTAACAATCTCAGCTTTAGACATATAATAAGGTTTGCTTCGTTTGGAAGTATTGCATTCCTCCAAGTTTGAAAACTTAAAGACACGTTTTAGAACATTTTTGTTCATAACCATAATCTTTTCAACCTCTTGTTCGTCAAGATTCACTCTTTTGGGTTTTGTAACTTTTGGCTTCTTTGGAAGTGGCTGAGTTGGTGAAGGGCTAGGGCTAGATACATCTGTCAATATATAGGGTTTGCCCTCTTTAGAAGCACTTTCTTGAATATCTAGAATTTCTTTATCAATAGCAATGATTTTATCCCGAATTTTAGTATATAAAGACGATGATAGATCTGCGCCTTTTGTAATTCTCTGTACCATGACAAAATAGTCCATCTCTAAAGATCTGCGTTCTATCATAAGCTGTGATACTTTGTGTGACACATCTATGGTATGTACTTTTGCTAGTTTAATAGTGCTAGGAAGCTTGTTCATTTTTACACTCTTTACAGATTATAAAATGAATCAATCAAATATCATATCAATGATACAGAATATATAGAAACTCAATATTGCTACAACCACTACACAAACCCCAAATGAAAACATGGTTTTTTCTTCACCAATGCCAAAAGGTTTAATATTTCGGTTTTGATCAAACATAAAAGAGGGTTTCATTAAAACTAAAAGGGTTGACAGTAAAATGAAGAACAAAACACTATAAATGATTCTTTTCATAATTATTTCTTTATACTCACCGTTGATTTTATTTTTGTAAAATTATGACGATAAGTTATACCCAAACATTTTTTCCTTGTCAGAGTGTAAATATGTCTACTACCTATGTTTTAATTATATTAGCATGTTTATTGATTTTAATAGGTACAATAACCTTTAAAACAAATTCAGAACTTGTTTTTAAAGAATCATTTGATGCACCTTTATTAGTTTATGAAACGGAACAGCTCAAAGATGTTGTCTATATGACTGAAGATATTCCTCAGTTATCTCAATTTCATTGGATCAAACGTGACAACAAACAACCACCCCAGGAATTATATGTGCATGTCGACGATGTTTTTACATATGATAGAAACTACAAAGACGATTCTATTGCATTGTGTATACTCAATGAAGAAAAATCATTGTTCTTGACCAAAAAAAGAAATCAAAGACTCAATGAAACTCTCACAGACGTACTTTATTCCAAAGGTAAGTTTTATTGTGATTCAAAGACTACCGTCGATCTTTTAAAGATCCTTGTGATATCTATAGGCGAAGACCCAAACATTATTCAATTTGAAAAAGATCGTTCAAAAGCTTATTGTACTGTTCATTTTGATAACCTTGAAGTTTTTAAGCATGCAGATGAGGATATAGACTTTATCTCATTTGAAGACAAGTTTGATATTCACAAGTTTAAAATGCATGCACCCTTTTGTTATTTAACCAATAAAGATACGACTCTCTATTTTTCTTCTATGAAGAATGAGAAGTTTCCTATTAAATTATTTATATGTTTCAAATTGATGTTATGGATACCTATTAAAAATGATATTATTCCAGAGTATATATCTAAAATTATATATGCTGCAGGTGACGTAGATGATACCAATTATTTCACAATATATTTTACGTTTCATGACATCACACTTTTATCTATCAAACAAATCAATAAACTTATAAAGGTACGTTCTTCACTTCCAATTCTGGAACAATTTGAAGAAGAAAAGAAAAGTGAAGATATAGATATACTGCCTGCTCAGAACATCTTTGGATATTATGATGCAGATAAAAAAACTCTTAGCATTTATGAAAAAATGATTGACGGAATTCCTCTTCAAATTGTCTCCAGTATTCATCTTCAAAATCAGGTAAGAAGCGAAGAGAATGGTTATTATAAAGTCTTAGAGATCTCAGATGAACCCTCTGAAAAAACCATTTTACAAAAAACTGCATCAGAATCAGATACGCATATTGAACCTGAATATCAATGTATCGGAGATTCAACAATAAAAAACAAGGGTCTTTGCAATAGTGTGTATGATGCCATGGGTAGACCTAAAGAAAATAGAAACGTATGGGATCGACCCTGTGTTACTAATACAGACTGTCCATTTTATCAGATAAATAAGAATTACGATAATTACCGAGGTGGATGCATCAATGGATACTGTGAAATGCCATTGGGTGTTAAACGAATAGGGTTTACTATGTATGATGGCAACCCTTTATGTCATTCATGCCCTCTTTCAAACCCTTCATGTTGTGAAAAACAAGAGTATCCAGATTATGCTTTTGAATTAGACTTTGACGAAAGAAAAGATTCTTTGAAGATACCAAAATGAAAAAAGCTTTTAGTATTCTTGTTCTTGTATTTTTAGTATTACTCCTGCTCTTGATCATTCTTGGGGACTTTCCAAAACAAAAAGAGACGTTTATAGCTCCAGTAAATGATGAAACACCAAGGCAATTTTCGGGCCCTCTTCAAATATTTACAGACGTTCCGAATATGAATCCGACGACCACTGATGTTATATCTACTAATTCGCAATCACTATATGACGATTCATCACTTTCTCACATGTTTTCTGATATGGCCAAGAGAACTACTAGAGAGAGCAAGGATATATCTAAACTACCAGATTTCAAATCTAAAACCCAATACTTTTCAGAAGTGACATCTGATGATATCAAAAATGCTTTAGATATGGCAAAAACTGGATCTTTGAAACAACCTTGGAGTCATATGTATAAACACTCTTTGAATATCGCGAAACCCTTTGAACCGGAAGTCACCAAACTATTACAAGATACTTTAAATAGAACAATTATTTTAATAGATCCAACAAGTAATCTAAAGATCAAATTCAAAATAAAATCTATCACATTAGAAGGTGTAGCCTCTGAACTTTCATCTAATCCTGAACTTGCTTTCTATTCAAAATGGAACGTTGTGATTCATAGAGATAACAAGGCTTATGGATTTGCATTCCAAGCCATCTTTTTACATCTTGGAATTGATTTAGAAGATATGGAATTGTTCTTTTGCAGCCATGAGAACCATACCCAATTATTTGAAGATGTTATAGAAACGATGAAATATCTTCAAGATTCATCATCGTCATCAGCATTTTCACCTTGGTCTTCATAAAACTCTTTAGTGGGCTCATCTATGACTACAAAGAGTTGTTTAGGTTCTTCGCCATCGCCCGTTTCACCTTCATTACCAACGTCGTACCAGGTATCTAATCCAAATGTCTTCAGTGTCATTTGCAAACGGCGATCTTCGTCATTAGATTTATAAAGATCCATTAATTCAGTCTTTCGTTTTTCACGCAGAGCTTCCATATTTTTACTAATGGTTTGCTCTTGTAACATGTTGTTATCCATTGTTTTCACAAAGGTCGAGCAAATATACTCAACTAATCTTTTTGTTGCTATATCTAACTTGTCATCATAAAAGGATTGTACCAGTGTTTCTATAAACACATGGCTAATAACAAAATGATTCTTGATGATATCGTCTGTGATCCAGAGATTCTTAAAGCCTGCTAGGTTTTCAATGGCCAGGGCTATTTTGTTTAGGAGCCTGGGACTTTCTAAGGCATCAAAAATGATATTTTTTAATTCAATGCTATCGTTTTTAAGAACTCTACGATTTTTGATCTTTACAAGTAAAGATATTAGACTTGTGGTAACAAAATTGTGGAGTATATTCACGCTTGATAAGGATCGTTCATTATAAATAATGTAAGCTTTCATTTTCAAAGTGACTTCAGAAGATTCTATCAACTCCACTATATTATTGAGCATATTTGAAACCATTTCAAAAACATATGTATCCCACCAATCATCGTCGTTTTTATGTTGAAGGAAAAGCTTTAGAGATTCATTTAATGGTTTCTCAGCCGAGCTAACTGATGCCTTGACAAATTCAACATGATCTTGGTGAATTGTTTTCATATATTTAGAGGTATCATCTTTGAATATTTCATACGAGGGTGCTTTATACACCAATCCTTGAAATTGAGATGAAGGTGTATCTTTCTTTGCTATGGCAGTATTTACTTGAACATCTTCAAAAGCGGACAAGGCATCTTTTAACAATATCTTTGAGGCTTTCATAGTTCCAATTTTGTCTAAATCAGGTTTGAAGCCTTCAAACACATCTTCATGGGGTGATCGCTTTTGAGAGAACTTTTTGGTAACTACTAATTGATGTTTATTTTGTTCAATCATTTCAGCTAACTTCCCCTGTGATTTCAGAATATTTTCAATCTGAGTTTCCAATTCATCTCGTATTTTCTCTTGGGTGCTTTCAAAGAACTTGGACAAACGTTCATCCTCTGGTAAACTCGTTTTAATCAAAACACATGCCATATAATTATGAATAGAAGTATGGTAACCTTTGGGTTTAATAGGAAATCCAACATATGATAACATTCCTGAGCAAGAAGATACCACGTTTGTCATAACCAAACGGGGATAACGAGCCATTACAAGAGCAGCAAGAAAGGCTGCCATGTACAGAATAACATGGTAGAAATATTCATTATTATTTTGTATCACCTCGGCTTCGTATTTTTCCAAAATGAGTTTGTCTATTTTAGTTCTGTAACCAGGGTTCTCGTCATACATTTTCTTGTTTACATTTTTGAACTTTTTAGCAATGAATGCTGATTTATCCAAGGGTTTATAATATTGTTTGCATTCTCCGGCAGCATATACAGTAACCTCTTTCTTCTCATTTGGGGAGATATCAATACCTAAGAGTTGACACAGAAATTCCAACGCAGCGAGTTCTTTTGTATGTTCATAATCATCTACTGGAAGTTTTGCTTTCTCTTCTTCTTCGTTTTTTTGATAGAGTACTGCAAATTCACCATCATAATTTTCAATATTTCCAAAGAGAGCATCTACATCTACATAATCCACATCTCCAAAGTATTCATCGTCTTCAATTGCCTCAATAGATGCTACAATGGGTTTACTTCGTGTATATACAACTTTATTTTGAATCGTGAATTTCTGAATGAGATCATCTATGATTGACAAAGAAGAGACTTTATCTTTCAATAATTCTTGTTGTTGATATATATTTTTGAGCTGATGATTTGCTTTTGCATATTCTAAACTGCGGCATAGTTCATCATAGGTATCAAAAATACAAGTATCTTGAGACACATCACACATATTAAAAGCGGTTTTCAATATTTTAATCCACATATATGAGCCATCTACCTCTGTATATTGAAATGCAATATCTAGATTGGCACTGGGTACTGATAGAATAGCAATATCACCAGGGCGGATCCTTCGTTTTCCTTTCATGATGGCTTTCAATTCAAATTGCAATTCTGATTGAGACATTTTAGCATATTTTTCTTGAAGAGCATCAAATACTTTTGACTTTACTTGTTCAGGTGTGATTCTCGGATTCTCTTTCATGATGTCGTCTTTTATATGGTAAGCTGTGGGATCATATTGTTTCTGAAAATACATATCTGACTTTTCTAAGTTCATCAACTTATCATATGAGTTGATACGCATAGCTACACGACCACTGTTGTCTTTCTCATTTTTGCAAACATCATTTGATTTTAACTTTTTAAGATGGGTTTCTAGGTTATTAATCTTGGTGGTAATTGCATCACGTTTACTAGAAAGTTGTATAGAAGTAAATAAACCTTCTTTGGTTTCTATGTAGCTCTTCCATTTCACGAGGGTTTCAAGGAGATTCAATTTAGATGAGGATTTATAAGGAGTATATTCCCTATGTTTTGTCATTATTTCTTGTGCATCAACCAAGTTCAACCATTTCTTGATTCTAGAAAGAGTTACATAATCTAAATCATCTAATTTGAAAGAGTAAGGTTCTAAAATAATTTTTTCTATCATTTTAAGATTTGGAAGCATCTTGACGGTGTTCATGTTCATGAAAATACATTCGCTGGCACTTAAGGGAACCGCAAAGGAAATGTTGTCATGAAAGTTGAAACTTGCTGAAAATAATACCGTGCATTGACGATATTTGGGGATATCTCTTTTGTTGAAATATTGTGATGACTTGTGTGGAAATACCCAAACGGGTGAATATTTCTTAAAGGGAATAAACACATCAGGTCCTCGCAATTGAATACCTTTTCCAGGAATTACTTTGGTCACTTCAGTCTGATGAGTACAACGATCATCGGTTACATCTTCAAAAAAGTCATTGAAACAGACAATAACCTTTTGACCTTCTGAAAGAGTTTCCAAATTGTCAAAGTATTCTTGAACATCAAAACTCAATGTAGTTTTAGAAGTCTTGTCTTGACCTTCTAGGATGACGCCCAAGACGTTCATTTCATCACCTGCTATTGTACGCGTCAATAGAGCTCCTGTGGGCCCTCGAACAAGATCTCTAGAATCTTCAAAAGTTGTTTTGATACCCTTTGCATTTTTCTTGAGGGTCCAAGGGTTCATAAGCAACTGAACTTTGGGGATGGCATTCAACCAAGGTGTAGTTTTGGAAATGTTGACAAACTGTTTCAAAATATTTTGTTGAAAAGCCATTTTAACATCGTTATCAAACTCATATTCTGGATCTATGACTTCATCAGATTCTGTAAGCATAATGTTCTTCAAAACATCCACAATGGGGGTATAGTTTCCAGAGGGTGTTTTAATAACGTGTGACAATCTTTGATTTTCGTCTGAAGAAAGGAGGAGATCATGAAAACGATAGGCCTTGTGTTCTATGAGACTTGATTTGAGTTTACTAGCATCATTGAGGAGATTGGTGAGTTCAATAAGAATTTGATCTTTGTTGAGTCGAATCTCAGAGTCTTCATTAAACCTTTCTTCAATGATCTTAACATCGTTGATGATCTGTTGAACGTTGGACTCTTCTAGTTCAATGACAAAGTCTTCCTCTTCCATTGTTTACTTTATCAAATAATTTATCTTTTGGTGCTGATACAACGGTGGGCGGTTGTATAAGAGAGAAAAAAGATGGGATGTTATTTAATGTTTCTTTAAAGTGCGGCGTTTGCCTCCAGTTGGGGAGGGCTCTTTTCTTTGATTAATTTCAGCAAGAGCTTTTAATAACTCTTTTTGTAAATTTGTCATTTCTTGCTTGTTGTCATTTAATAATTTATCGGCCTCATTAATTCTGTTTTCTTTAGCTTGGAGGTCTTGTTGAGCTTGTCTAGCCGCTTCATCTGTGGCTGCAGCAGCGCCACGTGCATTAGTTACATTTCCAGGTAGTTCATTTGTGCGTTCTTTCAAGACTTCTATGTTTTTTGAGATTGTACGGTACTTTTGTAATTGTAATTGTAGTTTCTGTTTTAATCTCATATCACTAGGTTCTTGGCTTTTTTCTAAAGAAGCGATCATATCCTCTACTTGCCTAATAGTATTATCATCTGGACCCATTCCTGGTATGTCTATACCACCTCTCATCCCCCGTTTCTTTCCCTTTGATGTCTTTTTCTTAGCAGCTTCGCTACCAGCAGGCTTCTTGCTGTCTTTCTTCTTCAAGGCTTCTAGACCATGTTTGGCTAGTAAAAAGGCAAAAGGTACTGCAAGACCTGTGAGGTTTTGTGAAAGAGCATCGCCTCCTTTTTTAACAGACTTTTTGGCAGCAGCGGGTTTCTTGGTAGTAGAAGAGCGACGGCGTCTTTTAGCTCCTCCATCTTGTGATAATGAACTTAGCATTTTCTATATTTTAATAGAACATTTTAGTTCAAGTATCAAGAAGTAGAAAAAAGAAAGATGTCCGCCGCCATGACACTTCAAATTACAAGATCCAGAAGCATGTTACACAGCCTCGTGTTTTGTAGAGCCATAAAGTCTTTAACATCTTGAACCGTCATAGGAGTAGAGAACCGCACTTTCAAAATCATCTTTTTCTCTAATGGATGGGGTTGATAGTAACCAACATAGTCTACACTATTTTGAATCTCCTGATTGTATATAAACGACTGCAACAGATTCACTAATGTAAAATCCTCTTCAGGTATCGTGATTTCAAACATAGAATTAACCGTTTCATTTATCACAGATTTCTCAAGATACCCCTTGCAATGACCTACCAATAGATCAATCGCCTTCTTCAAAAGGTAATCCTCGTTCATAGCACATTCAGATACAATATACATTTCAAACTCATCCTTTTTGAAATACCTATATTTTGTATGGCTGTCAAAGACTGTTTTGTTTTCTGCGCTCTTACGAGCTTCAGCAGCATCTTCCTCATCAATCATATTCATATAACTGCATTTACTGACAGGACACCATCGAGCATGTGTCTTTGCAACATTTAGAGATGCTTTCATCTCAATATCAAGCTCCTGAAAGAACGCACTAGAGTAAGGATTTGGCATTAGTTTTGTAATCAGAATATGATCTCCTGTAATAGGATTCGGAGGAAACAACATATCCCGGATGCTATCTTCTACTGGCACACCCCCTTCAAAAACTTGGATATGTTGGCTGGTGACATTGATAATTTCATCAGTTTCATTCTTCATTTGAAGAACAAATCTATAGCTTTTTACCTTTTCCAAATCTTTCTCTGGATCAAAATAGATAGGTATGAGACCAATTCTGTGAGATAGAAACTCGTTGTTTAAACATCCTGTATTTTTATGAACTTTGATATCAGCAACATCAAATGCTAGATTAGGAATCTCTGCCAAAATGATACGTCTCAAAGAATTCACAATGGCGACATCTACGTTCTTAACATGATAAACACCCTTGCGAACGCGGATAAGGGACATGATTTATAAAACGCCAGCCGGCTTTATGTAAGTTTCATCAAGCGTTTATAATTTCAAATTTTGCAACTGCAAAAGTAATAAATGTCCCAACACTCTAAAGATTTACTCTTTTATAGTAACCATTGTGAATATAGCAAATCGATATTGATACAACTCCTTAAACGGGGATGTCGAGATAACTTTTATTTAATATGCGTTGATAATGGAGCCTTAAATATCCCATCCGCAATAGATCGCGTGCCTGCTATTATTACTCGCATGAAAACATTGATTATGGACGATGATGTGATCAAATATATAGAAACATTTTGTACAAAACGACAAGATGATTCTTCACAAGACCAACAATCCTCTTTTCAGCAACAAGGGGGGCAAACTGGGAGTAGTGAAATTCTTCCCTTTTCCTTAGCAAGTGATATCAATTCGTACTCCGATAAATTTACTTTTATAGAGGAGAATCCCATGGACAATCGTCTGATGAAGTTTGGATATTTAGGGTCTGAAAGTAATCCTCCGCCTATATCTTCTCGGGACTTTTCATCTCAAAAGTCAGAAAAGAAAAACAAAATTGATGAAGTCTATGAAAAATACATTGCCGACAGAGATGCAGATATACATAAGTTGTTTGGAAATGGACCTCGTCCTATATAAAGAATAATTAATATTATTATGCCAGCAGTATGGATACTACTCTTTTTAACAAGAAAGTCACCGAATTCATGTCAGATCTAATTCTGGCATATCCAGAAATTGAACAATTCAAGACATTGAAAGGTGCATTTTCGCTTTTAAAGAATGTAAGTGAGGATACTCCTGTTAAGATGTTCAAAACAAATGTATTATCAAAGTATAAAAAACAGATTGAAGAAAGGGATGAACAATTCTTTCTCTCAAGAGATGATTATGATAGAGACATTAGTCAAGTAACATCGCATGTTGAGTATTGGAAAGAGTTTATTCAATTTCTAAAAGAGCTTTGGCTCACTATGGAAGATGATAATAAAGAGGCGATTTGGAACCACCTGAAAGTACTGACTCTAATAGCTTCACAAATCTAGACTAACCATTCAGACCTATGTTTTGTCCATCCGATATTTCATATGAATATCGAATTATTGTATTGATAACATCTCGAGATTGTTGAAAAATGTTCAAGCTATGAAGAAGTGATTCAACTGCCTCTGCATCATGAGCGATTAACAGTTTCATGACGACTGCATCCAGACCCTCTAAATCTACTGAATTATGAATCATTTGTAGGTTTTGTACAATTCTGAGTTGTTCATAAACAGGTGGCAATACCATAGTGTCTACACATGTCTTTATATCTTCAGGATTACATAGAAAGGTGCTATATGCTGTAACATAGTCCATAATAACTTCTGCTGAACTAGAAGACGGACATGCTTTGGGTTGGATATATCTTGATTTAGGAGAACACAATTTGCGACGACTACTACGAATGGTATTTAAAGTGTTCTTTTGAACAAGCATATTGATATTTCTTTTCCAGTATTTTTTTTAAAATATGGATCATATCTTTATAATTTCGTTTAGCGTATTTCTGGTCTTGAATCTTGTTGAAAATCTTATTCATTATTCAATAGGACGTATGAAAGAGAGAAATTCATACTCTATAGAGGTAAAAATCCCATCTGCACATGACATGTTCAAGATTATCATCATCATGTTAGGTTTTGCAATTTTGCAAGGATTGTTAACATGGTTATTTGAAAAAATATAATGATTATTTAAAGATGGGTTCATCACCTTCTAAAGTTCAAAGTCCTACTGATGATGTCTTTAAAGTTCTCAACAAAGTTGATGAAAAAAGAAAAGCATTAAAGTCTACAGAGCTTATGAAAAAACTTACAGAAATACACTCAAAAGATATGCATTATATTCTCTACATTGTTTTGAAAGGTTTTATGTCAGAGTGTTCAATCTCTTATTTTACGGAAGTCATGTTAAAAGCTACTATTTTATATAATTCGATTCCCGATAAACAACTTGCAACTCTGCAACAGAAGGCTTTTGAGATTATAAAGAACAGTGAACAAAATGAACAAAATTTACTTGCAAATAAAAATATCAACTTGCAAAATATAGAAATTTATGATGTATTATTGAAAAATCAAAGTGAGATTGGTAAAGGTATTGATCGTGCAATGACCTTTTTAGGAACTTTTGTAGAAGATATGAATAAACTCAAAGATACAATTCCTGTTGTTAATGATTTGTATAGGAAACTAAAGGCAAATGGTTTAGTAGATTCAATCTTAAAATTCTCACAGTCAAACAAGTTTCTTTTATCATTTCCATCAATTCTTTCTAAACTTAATATGCCAACATGCGATGTTATATTTTTCCTGAATCATATTGCTTTATATTGGCTTCAAAATAACGATGACGATATTCATCCAGATGCATTAAACAAATTAAGAGCAGATCCTTATAAAGTTTCACAATTACTTTCTATCACAACAACTAAGCAATCTATCTACGCATTTTTGTTACAAAATAGCACGGCAATCATTGATCAAATCAAATCAGAGATGAGCAATGATCAATCAGTTCACACCAATATCTTCCAATGACGTCATCAGAATATAGCTCTCTTACTTTTTGTTTACCCCTGACTAGTAAATGCTTTTTAAGTTCTGGGTTTGATTCAATTTCATTGATTTTATCTACAAATGCTTGAACAGCTTTATCAGAAATAAGTGATTGATCAAATGTGACTTCACGAGTTAGTAGATTAGATTGATGATCTTCTGGAAGATCTATAAAAACGGCCAAGTCTTTATAAGTGTCTGGTAGTGTTGCAATAGGCCAAGTTATGACAATAACACCCATAGCAATTGCCTCTGCGACGCAGCAAGCAAATGTGTCTTTATGCACATGACCATTCGGCAACACAAGAGGATATATGAAATATGAGGCGGCTGCCCATTTTTTCATGACACTCTCTTTATCTCCCGAGATAATGATGTCGATGTCATCTCTATCTTTTGGTATTTGAGATGCCGTATAATAGTCCATTATTGTGAACACCGTAGATTGATCTTTCCAAGTCGTCTCTTTCATGCGATCATATATTTTGAGTGCAAGATGGCCTCCGCGTTCCCAGGCAGCGGCATACATAAATGATCTAGGGTGTTTTTGGATACTAAGATCATCTACCTCTTTGATAACATCCATCATCAAAGGATTTGGTATAATGGTTTCTTTTGGGATGAGTTGTGTAAACAAATGATCTTTTCTGACATGATAAGCACCCCATGGGCTAATATGAACTCCTACTATAGTTTTAGCATGTTGATTTACATGAATTAAATTTTGGATATTTTGTTCACATCTAGCACAATGAAAATGAATGATCAAAGTATGTAATCTTGGAAAATGCATGAATCTTTGAACCCAATCTACCGTAATTAATACTTCTGCATCGATTATATCATCTTCTTTTATAGAATATTTTACACCATTTACATAAGATGGAAAGTACATATCAGACCACATGACGACTTCGTGTCCAGCTGCAGCAAGTTTTTCAGCCATTACAACTTGTGCAAGTTCAGTTCCAGAAACACCAATATCTCTATAACGCATATCAAAACCATTCCATAGTTTTTTTCTAAATGTAGCTCCCGTAAGTGTGATTGCTATTTTCATATGAACTGTGTTATATCCTGTCCAGAAAAGTTCGGCTTTCATTGGAACGAGACAAAAATTAAAACTATATAAGGATCTTTATAGACAGATTTAATAGATAAAACTTTGAATGGCCGATGTGGATAAAGCTATCTATGCGTTTAACAAGTTCTTTGGTGTCTTTGTGAGAGACATCAAGGAACTGAGCGATGATTTACATTCCGTGATTAAGAAAAACTACAAGGTGATTGATAAGGCATCTACCGAATACATGGAGACATTTTGGGAGTCTGTTGGAAGCAAGATTCATTCGAGCGCATGGCTAATTGATGATCATCAAGACGCAGAGGTTGTGAAAGATGTTTCTTTCAAACAAATTGTTGATGCTACAGAAAACATGGATCAACTTACAAACACTATTTACATCCTTAGCATTTTTTCTTACATCAAGATGGTATCAGATGAGAAGGATCTAGATAGTCTTTTCGATACGAGTCTGCGAGCTCTGAATGCATTCCAACGTGGTGATGTAACTACTTTTGATGATGAGATTGAAGATATCCTAGACGATGATCTAAGATATCTTTTTGCTAAGCTAAAGATGCCTCAACCTGCTTCACCCCCCACTGAAGCGTCTGAAGAAGACCAGCCACAAGAGGGTGTGGCTGCAGAGGGAAGCCAAGAGGATCCCATGGCAGATGTGTTCTCAAAGTTTGGCAATAGTAAGATTTGTGAGATTGCCAAAGAGGTATCACAGAACATTGATCTATCAAATCTCAAGATTGAATCTCCACAAGATGTTCTAGGAATGCTAAGTGGTAGCAATGGTAATAATGTTCTTGGAAACATTGTTCAACAGGTGACATCAACTATTACAAACAAAATGAGCACAGGAGAAATTAATCAAGAAGATCTTGTCAAAGAAGCTATGAACATGATGGGATCACTAGGAGGCATGGGTGGTGGTGCTGCATCATTTATGAATAATCCTATGTTTGCAACCATGATGAAAAACATGGCAGGTGCAGCTGGTGGTGGAAAAGGAGGCAAAACAGCATTTCGCCAAGATGTTCTTTCCAAAATGGCAACACGGGATAGACTAAAGAAAAAACTAGACCTTCGTAAAACGTCCAAGTAATAGATTCATTTTTTTGTTATATATTCTAAAGTTAAATAGATATGGAAAAAATTTGGTATGAAGACCCTAAACATTTCATAAGTTTATCGACTTATGATAAGTTCATACCTTTGGAGGGCATGTCATTTGAGGCTCAACTGAATAGTATCCTTCGGTTTAGTATATATTTTAGTATTATTGTATTTATATTTAAACGTAATATTAACATCTTTATCATTCCATTATTCATGGCTATTTTCACATACATGTTTTACATTTATGACAAGAGTAAAAAAGACAAAGAAAAGTTCATGTTGGAGGAACAAAACCTTAAATTAAACAAACGTGATGGAACAGTGTGTGTCAAGCCCACTAAAAACAATCCTTTTATGAATGTGATGATGACAGATTACAAGGATAATCCTGATAGACCAAAGGCATGTGATATTACTCGTGCAAACATTAAGAAATTGTCTGATGACAACTTCAATGAAAAGCTTTATAGAGATGTGGATGATATATTCCATAAGAATGCATCGGATCGTCAATTCTATACAACATCATCGACAACTATTCCCAATGATGCGGTTGGATTTGCAGAATGGTGTTATGGTACTGGACAAACTTGCAAAGAGGGTTCAGGGGACAAATGCCTCTCAAATACCTATCGACATATCAAAATGTAAAAGAAATTTTCTTCTAGTGATAGTATAAATGCGGGTTTTTGAGCTTGAAAATCGCTTGACCACAGATCAATGCGCATCTGTCACCAAAGAACTTCAAAATCGTTCGATTTCAGACTATATGCTATTCAACATGTATCCAACAGCTTCTTGTGATGATGACAACAAAGCTGATGAAGAATTAACTAAACTCGTTTCAGATAACCCCAACCTTCGTTACCGTGATGGATACGGTGTTGCCAATGCTTGCACTGTAGATGAAGATAGCAAAATGCGCGAGAATCCAAGCGGCCTCACTCACTTCAGAGATAAACAACAGCTTTGTTCTCGCTGGCATCAAGCTGTGCCTGATTATGGACGCGGTGGATTACTACCCAATGTTGAAAGTGCTTTGAAATTAAGCGCAGACACTAGTTTTATCAGAGATTGTGATCGTATTACTGAAAAACAATATGACGTTTTCATTCCTTTCAACACATGTGGACTGATTAATCCGGATGTCGTGCCACCATTTAAGACACTTGTAACAACTCGCGATTTCGTAAGACAAGATGATTATGCAAGACGTTGTGGTCTTATGCCAAAACAAATTGTGCAACCCTAAAATAAAAATATGTGAAAAGTATAAATAACCCATGAGTTGGACACGTTTACATACTGATGGTTGTGAATATAAACAAAATCTTTATGAAAATGTCAGCCATTTATCATACACCTTGGATCCTATGAAGTATGAACATTGTTCAAAGTGTTTCCATGATCTAGGCCTTGTAGGTGGCACTGCAGTGGGTGTACCTACGGGCAACATGGTTGACATTGAGAATGATCTTCTTGGTATTAATCGCCCAAATACACACTGTCCCACGTTCAAGTTCCTTCCTAACGGAGGAGAGTTCATTCAGGGCAAAGAGTATATCAAACCGGTATGTCACCCACGCATCGACACCCAAATGAACCAATTGCCTTCTTGCCAGATGTTCAATCTACCAGGTGTTCCACAACCACCTCCTATGAATCTGTCAAGATGCCCCGTTCCATCTCGTTAGATTCATTATCTTCTTGTTTTTGCTATATACTCTTTAAAAAATAAATGTAAGAGTATAAATAAATGAGTTTCACAAGACTAAATTACGACGATGATGCTTATAAGCATTCCCTAAGAGAGTCAGTATATCCAGGTGCTTACATGATCAAAGCCCCTCGTAATGATTGTGATCAAGGATGTTTCTACCCCGCTCCAGAGGTAGCATTAGCAGCTTCAGGTGCTGCACTGTGTGAAAAAAACCTGGTAGATGTTGATTCGGAACTTATGGGTATCAGCAGAAAAGCGAGTCATTGTCCTACAAACCAATATCTTCCAAGTGACAAACCCTTTTGTCAAACCACCCCTCTAAAAGATTGCTTTGGTCTAAACACTGAACCCACACGTATCAGCAACGGTCCGTGCACTTTGAGAGGTATTCCAAATGGTTGGAATAGATGGGAATGGTTATGTATGAACCCTCAAGATAAAGCATTAATCCCTTTTGATTATAATATCAATAATCGAACAGTTGTTAAGGATAATCATCGCCCTTGCATTAATAAGCCGATTGACCAAGCGTGTGCTCTTCCACCAGCTGATAATATGAATATTTGCTATGACTGGAGCTCTAAATGGTCAGGTGAACAATATGTACCCAAAGTAGATGCTCAACATCCTCCTTCATGGGTGAATACTGTCTGCCCAAAAATAGCGGCTCTCTGAAAAAATATTATGTTCAGAATTATTAAATGTCAGAACGCACCTTTACCGTACAAGCTTCTGAGTTTGGCATTACAGGTGGTCACTACAAATCGTCCGCTCCTCGTGCAGCAGCCACCAAAGCTGCTCGCATTCTATTCAAGGAACATAATAAACCAGCCAAGACTGTGAAATTTGTTTTACGCGAAACCACTCGCACTTCAGCTAAGAAGGAATACTTCTATGAAGCATCAATTAAGAAACTTGATACGCCCCTTGAGATTGTTCGCAAGGGTATTACTATCACCGTTACAAAGAAAGTGACGATCAAGTCACTCTCCGAAAAGGAGATGGGTCATTTGTCTCACAGCATGCCTCGTCATCTAATGGATGAGAATACCGTTGTCTAAATCTTCTAATCTTTTTTATTGACTCTTCTTTGTTTGTTTCACTTACGCTAGAAGAATCTGAAAAAGTATATATTATATTGTAAATATTACCATAATGATTGAGTTATACGTTTTGGGTTCACTAGGTGTCATTGGATACCTTATTAACAAGTCTACAGAAAAAGTAAAACCAGAATTTCAGGCACCTGCATTTAATAAACGGCCGGTTTTATCCAAAGGTGAGAAATCATCAACCATCAATGTTTATGAATCCAAACGATCTCAAGATGTTAAAAACATAGAACAGGCCAAAGCTATCAAGATGCATGAAGCTTCTAAAGACCCTATTAAAACACGCGTTATTCCTCAGATTAAAAGCCTAACGGGCGAATATGTTAATCCAGATGAGTTTAGGCATAACAATATGACCCCGTTCTTTGGAAGGTCAGTTAAGCAGAATATGTCCGATTATGCAAGCAAAAATGTGATGGAAAATTTTACTGGGGTCGGGGAACTTCAAAAAAGCAAGTGTGAAACTCCCTCTTTCTTTGATGTTTCAAAGAATCTAGGAAACGTCTACGGCTTTCAAAATCAGAATGATGTTCTAAGAAGTCATATTGTAGCTCCTCGTATTCGTCAAAATGAAACGCCAGTCGAGAAAACCTATGTAGGCCCAGGTATCGGACAAGGATATACTAGTCAACCTGGCGGAGGGTATCATCAGTTTGAAATTCAGGAAATGATGCGCCCCAAGACTATAGATCAGCTTAGAACTGCTAACAATCCAAAAGAGACTTATGATGGACGAATTGTAGATGGTTTGAAATCTGGAATGCCTGCAGACAAGGCAAATGTAGGTGAGATGAATAAGAACAGACCTGAACGCATTTATGAACAAGGTCAAGACAAATGGTTTACAACCACAGGTGCTTTTCTTAAACCAACTGAGATCCCCGACTTTGATATTAAAGACACAAATCGTCTTGAATCTGTATCATATATTGGTAATGCAATAAGAGCTGAAGGTAAAGAAGGACCATTAGAAGGAGAATATTGTACACCTCCATTTAAGGAACAATATGGCGAATTAGGGGTTCTAAACCCTGCCATGATTGAAAATGCACCGGGTATCAAAGATGATTATGGCAAAGATACCATTTTGGTTTACAACAATGAGCGTCAAATTACAGGTGTTAGAGTACAACCTGGTAATGTTACTTCTATGATCAAGTCTATTATTGCTCCGATTATGGATGCTATCAAGATAACAAAGAAAGACAGCACTGTTGATAATCCAAGACACTTTGGTAATGCTGCTCCTCAAATACCAACAAAGAGTCCTGTAAAAGATCCAAATGATGTAGCGCGCACTACTATTAAAGAGTCATTGATTCATGATTCTGTACCTGGTATTATTAAAGGTATTACAAAACACACAATATATGATCCAAATCAAGTTGCTAGAACCACTATTAAAGAAACAACTATACATGATTCAGTTACAGGTCCTATCAAAGGTCCTGTTCAAGTAGCGGTGTATGATCCTGATGAGATCGTAGCCAAGGTTACAGGTAGACAGACATTAGATAATATTACGCCCGCTAACATTGCAGGTGTTCGTAAGAACACGGTACATGATCCAAATGATGTCGCTCGTACAACATTGAAAGAAACATTGGTTGACAATGAACGCGATGGTAATATAGAATCTTTAGAAGGTAGAGGTGGATATGAAAACGCTGAATATGAGGCTAAAAATACCCAAAAACAATATACATCGCTCAACCAACATTATGGTAATGCAACGCGTGATGCAGGCGAAGGTTATCTCACAAATCCAAAGGAGGCTAAGAACACCCAAAAACAATATACGTCTGACAATGATTACTACGGTGGAGCTGGATCAAAAGATAAAAAGGCAGTGTCAACAGAAAACATACAGAATGCGCGAATTAATGTCAATCAAGAAATGTTATTACATGCACGCGAACCTACAACTACAAGTGCCAAGGTATATACCACAAGTGATGATATCAACATGCGTATCAAAAAAGATGCAGGCCCTACACAAATTGATAGTTTAAATTATGATAAAGTCTACCAAGAACCTATTTCGGCAGAAGACACGATTCATATTACAAGAGGTAGAAAAGAAGTTGAACATATTGATGACCGTCTGGATCCCAGTTTATTAGACTCTCTATCTAAGAATCCATATGCCATTTCTATAAACAAATAATAATGTTTGCGGATAAAGTGACAGTTCTAAATTCATAGATGAGTATAAGAACAAATGCAAGTGCAGAAGAGGTGCACGCGTATTTTTATGAACGAAATTCAAACCCTTTTCAAAGATGTAGTGAAAAACAATAAAAAATATGGCGCAATTCTATTGGAATTTCAAGATGCTTTAAAGGGCATTTCAAAATGGTCCTTGCCTGAAAAAAGGTTGTTGTATGAAAAGCTGGATGTTCCATTTAGTATTTCAGATGTTTATGAATGTTATTTAGATATTGCTAGATTAGTATGGAAAGAAGCTTTCATATTGCTAGACAAAGGTAAATCTAAAATAGAAATACAAAAAGATATTTTACGTTTAGAAGTTATTTGCAGTTCATGTGTCAAGGAGTTATTCAAGAGTCCAACCAAGTATGTTTATAATAGTTCTGAATCAGAATCTGATTGTGGTGACGAAGAGAGCGAAGAGGATGAAGAAGATGAAGAGGATGAAGATGAAGATGATGATGAAGAAGTTGAAGAGGCCGAAGATGATGAAGATGATGAAGATGATGAAGATGATGAAGATGGTGAAGATGATGAAGATGATGAAGATGATGAAGATGGTGAAGATGATGAAGATGATGAAGACGGCGAAGAGGATGAAGAAGGTGAAGAAGGTGAAGAAGGCGATGAAGGCGATGAGGAGGGTGAAGATGAAGAAACCGAAGAAAGTGAAGAAGTAGAGAAAGAACAGACAGCAGAAGAGCAACACGAAGAAGATAATCACGAACAAAAGAAAGAAGACCCCACAATTTCTATTACGGATGTTGTAATTCCTTCTAAACCCGAGCTATACGAGCAGGTACAAACACCCGTACTGCCAACAGAATCTCAAGAATATGAATTTAATCCTCTTCGCCTCTCAGATAATGATTCTGAACCAGAAGACCCGACTATCAAAGTAGTCACAATAAATGATGTAAAGCATTCATCTACTTATCATCATCCTTCAAAACCTAAAACAGAAAGTGGAGGGTCTAAAGTAATTACTTTGAATGATCATGAACTTTTAGATCGAAAAAAACAAATAAAACAAAAGCTTTTAGTTTCAAAAGTTAAAAATGCTTCGTTCTTTTGAATGAATAATCTATATATCTCTATAACAACAATGAATAATATACTCTCAGCTCTATTGATAGGTGCAATAGTATCTATTGTACTTTCTGTTACTCGTAGTAGAGAGGATGCAGATAAGCCACCTGGTTCATACATAGTTAAAGTAATGATTGTAGTATGTCCTATTATATTCTTGAGTCTCACTGTTCTTTCTAAGAATGATATTTTATCAGGAGGAGCAACTGGGTCGTCAAGCATACAAATGCATACCGGTGTGCCAGATTTCTAATTTTAAGCCTGAGGATTTTTCATTTTTCTATGAAACAAAAGTAAAGTAATAAGAATGTCATATTTGGATCTTTTGGAAATGTTATATGCGTCGATTTACGTAAAATATGGAATTGCTTTTGTTCTTTGCATTATTTTGGCATTTGCAGAAGAATTAGTTCTTTTGAAACATCCCCTTGTATTTGTAATTCTCATGGTATTGACACTCGCTATGATTTATACAGAGCTATTCCACTCTCCTGGACTTACCCTCTTACTAATTGCTCTAACACTTGTTAGTTTCAATATGATAAAAACGACTAATAAGTCTTCCTCACATTGATTTGAGGACTGTTTTTCTTTTTAACAACAACCTTGCTAATATCAAACATTTCTTCATCTTCTTCATTATCTGAATTCCCTCCAAGTTCATTATGAACAAGCCAGAATTCTTTACATCCAATTTTGAAATCATTATGAATCTCTGCCTTGAACCAATAGATCTGGTCTTCAAGTTTATTGCTCAAGGTGGTATTATCAATCACCATACATTCGTGGTTCTCAGTTAATTGATCTAGTACCGTACAAAAGATTTCAAAAGTAGGGAAAATGCCCGCAAATGTTTCATAAATGAGTCGCCGATTAGATAAAACAGGTTCTCTTAGAATGAAAATATAATCTGAGTTTCCTCTGAAACTTGGACCAATACCTTTTAGATATTGAAGGGATAAAATAAAATTTAATTTTTCATGACGGCCATTTGCAAAAATATATTTAATATTCTTGTCTTTCTTCCAACTGTCATCAAACATCATATCATCCATAACTAAAAAAGCCCGAGGATCAATTGAACTTCTTCCATACATGGCTATTTCCTTGTTCATTTTCTTAATGATGTTGTTCTGACGTTTCAACACATTTGCTATTAGTTGTGGACTATATTCTGTATGTATGAAAAGACTAGGTACATGCTTACCATATGTACCATTTGAAGTTTCTGTAGGACATATAACAGTTCCAAGTGGAATATCTCGTTTATTATACAAAATATCTAGAATAATCGTACTTTTTCCTGATCCACGTCTTGCGATCAAAAGAACATTTCTTCCTTCTTGAATTTGAGAAAGATCAAATTTACGAAGGTGTAATTGCATGTCGCTTGATAGAAAGGGACATTTAAATAAAAAAAAGGTAAACGCTATAATGTCTCATTTTGAAGATGGTTGACTTTTAGATGATGATGGCAACGTCACATTCCGTTCAAGCCATGGCTCACTATCATTAAACATGTTCTTAAACTGAGAACTCATGTTTGTGTTTGCAAGTTGTTCTTCATAATATGTTCTCGGAATGAAGCGATACTCAATTTTTACATTATCCTGAGCTTGTTTCAGCTTTTGTTGATAGATACCATGCATAATCATAATGATACCTACAAAGAATAACAACATCACAAATTGGTTCATTCTCTTTATTATTCTAAGAAGATTCTTCAGAGGGCGGTGTAACTTCCGTAATCTCCGCCTCCTTCTTCTCAAGCCAGTTATCCTTTTGTTCCATCTTGATTTTCATTGCATGAAGAGCATCTTCCTTTAGACGCTCTTGAAAGAAGAGATCCTTCTTAACCTGGTTCTCTTTATACTTCTTCATGAGTGTATTTAGTTGCGATTCAGCAAATTCTTGATCTTCGATTTGATCAGGGTTTGGATCCCACGGTAGCCAACAACCTACATCTGCAACATATACATTGAACTTGTCATCTAGCTTTTTAAGCACCTTTGCACGAATCTCAGCCTCTTGACGTGTCTCAAATACCCCTCGAATCTTTAGACCACGGATTGTTGTTTGAAATTTATTTTGTTCCAAATATTCAGTTTCCAACTTATCTGTATTCATACGAAGAAAAAAGTTGTACTCCTCCTCTATGAGTGTAGGGTCAAACACATAGTTATAACGATCTTTAATTCCCTTAACAATGTCCTTTTGATCGGGGAATTTCTGCGCTAGATTATCGAAAAACTCAGTCATATCACGACTAAAATCCTTAATAAAGTTTTCAAAAAAATATGCTTCTTTACGTTTGATCACGTTTTCCGGACTTAGAAATGAAAGACAGACATAGTTTTGTCCTCTGAGAGAGGGATCTTGCTCTAGATAATCCTCTTGTTTACATGAAACCACCTCGCTGGCCATTTTAATCATTAAATAGAATGATAGTCCTTATATGGTTTTTGAGACCTATTTTTTTTCTAAGGGTAAAATATATCAAAAGAAGATGTCTGGTTTTTCCATTGACGGCAAAGAAATCCTAGTTCGCATTCTAAAATACTTCCTAGAAGGCTCCGTAGTAGCCATCGCTGCTTATATGATCCCTAACACCAAGCCCAGCATTGAGGAAGTGTTCGTGATTGCTCTAATTGCTGCCGCCACCTTCTCACTCCTTGACCTTGCGGCACCCAGCATGTCACAAGGTGTGCGTACAGGTGCATCATTCGGTATTGGTGCCGGACTAGTTGGCTTCCCTGGTAACGTTCCCCGCCTATAAACACGCCGCCGCGAGCGTGATCTTTTAAACTTTTGATTTTTTCTGAAACAATAAATCATATAAAAATTGATTATCCCCATTAATATAATATACCTACACACACATCAACATGGCACCGAAATATGATCATAAAGAAACCATTATTAACGCTCTTGATGCTATGCGAAAAAAAGAAACAGCAGACAAAGAAGTTTGGAAAGCTCGTGCCTATTCTAAAGTCATTAAAGCTCTTAAAGATTTTTCAAAACCAGTCTATTCGTTTGACGACATTGCTGATCTCCCAGGTATTGGTGAAAAGATAGCTGAGAAAATCAAAGAGATTATTGAAACTGGCAAGTTACATCAAGTTGAAGCTATTGAAAACAATGCAAGTTATGGAATCATTGAAGAACTTTTACAAGTACATGGGATTGGTCCAGCTAAAGCACAAGAGCTCGTTAGAAAACAAGGTATAACATCTATTGAAGATCTTATTCGTCGTCAAGATGAGCTACTAAATGATAAGCAGAAACTAGGTTTGAAATATTACAAAGATATTCTACAGAGAATACCACGTAAAGAGATGGATAAGCATAATACGTTTATTATAGATACCATCAAAGCTATTGATCCAAAACTAATAGTCACTTTGGCAGGAAGTTATAGAAGAGGTGATCCCACCAGTGGGGACATTGATGTCTTGGTTACTTATCCATTTGATTATCAACCTCATCCAGGCTTGATGAAAGAGATATCTAAATCCATGGTCCAAAACAAATATGTAGCTGATATTCTTGCAGAAGGTGATAAGAAATACATGTCTGTTTGTAGACTGAAATATCACAGAATATTCCGTCGTCTTGATATCATGCTCACCAAACCTAGTGAATATCCATTTGCAGTACTATACTTTACAGGCAGTGGTCCTTTCAATGTAGCGATGCGACAGTACGCATTGTCCAAAGGTTATTCGCTAAACGAATATGGCCTCAAAAAAATAAAAACAGGTGAGATGATGGATTGTCGATTTGATTCGGAAGAAGATATCTTTAGATTCTTGGATTTGAAATATATAGCGCCCCATGAGAGAGTTCAAGGAGTTGAATTGGAACTTGTGTAAAAAATTGAATGCTTTCAGAGTGAATGTATATGTAATGATACTCACAATTTTTTAATGATGATCACCGTTCAATCGTGTTCTATCTCTCTACCAGTTGAGGGTTTAACAGTTAGACCAT